GTAACAGAAAAGACGTATAAGTTTTTTCAAAAAAGTATTGCTTTTTGTTTTTGTGCATGTATAATTCTGTTCATCAACTAACCCAACGGAGCAAAACATGAACTTCTTCAAAGTAGATCAAAACGGCAAAGTTGTTGAAATCGTGAACAAGGGCCAGCAAGGTTATCAAAGCCGTTGGGATTGGAAGACTTTTGATCAAGCACAAAAAGTCGCAGAGGCTGCATCGGAATTTGCTGGAGAAGAATGGATCGCAACTGATTCTGGTGGGTCAGTGTTTCCCAGATACGATATCATTCGTGCACCCAAGGTTGGTGACCTGATCAGCTACTACTTTAACGGTGATTGCTATCCGGATGGAGAAATCGTCAAGATCAGTGCAACGCGAAAGCTGGTAACCAGCAGCACCGGCAGAAAGTATTACCGTTCCAAGGAAACTGGTTCTTGGATTAATCACGGAACATGGTGCATGGTTCAAGGCCACCACACAAGCAAAAATCCTCACTTTTAATCTCACAAAAAGAAAAGCCCCAATTAAGGGGCTTTTTCTTATTCTACTTTTTGTTTTTAGACTGTGCCGCTGATTTCACCAGTATTCTTCAAACGAACTGGAATGTAGATGAATTCCGCAACCTTAGTTGGCTCGATGCTCAAGTCTAGCCAAAGTTCATTACGATCAATTCTGAATGGTGTGTTGTTGCTTGAATCACACACTACTAGGTAGTCGTAAATTGCGCGCTTTGCGGTTAGGTCGTTCATGAACTGCTCGACTTGACCCTTGAACTCATTGCGGGTTAGCTGGTCATTTGGTTCGAACAAGAACTGCTTGGCGATTGCTTCTAGTCTTGCGCGGATGTAGATTACCAAACGTGCGACGTTGATTCTGTCCAAGCCCATAGCACTCAAAGTAGCAGCATTGTTAGTGGTGTCATCAGATGAATACACCAATGTCTTGTTACCAAAGTTCAGCAGACCACCACCGGGAACAAAAGTGATTGGGTTGATGCGATATTGATAAAGAACATTACGAATGCTTTCGCGGTTTAGAACTTCGCGGAACTCGCCAGTATCTGCTTCAACGTAGCCAATGGTCTGTGCATTGTCGATAATACCACGGCGTGTGCCTGCTGGTGCCATCCAAGGATAAGACACTGTATCAGAGCGAATTAGTGTTCGAAGCATCATGTGTGATGCTGGCTGAACAATTTCATTGCCGTCGAGGTCAAATGTCTTACATACTGGATAGAACACACCAGCATATGGGTCTGCACTGCGTAGGTCGTCTGAACCAGTGCCAGTTGCCCATGCAGTGATATCAGTTGGGTTATCTGACAAGCGCATTGGGCTATCACCAACGATGAATGCTGTGTTTCTGCGCTCATTGTTTAGTGAAACCATTGTGGGGATTAGCTCTGGGTATCCGGGAGCAGCCATTAGGTTGAACTGACGCTGTTCTTCGCGGATATCAGTGTTGGAGTCTAGTGCACGACGCATTGAGGAAACAACGATCTGACGAACTGCTTGGCGACCCATGTATGGGCTACCATCATTGCGGAGACCAACAGTTGAAACCCATGTATTGCGTTGTGCTGGTAGCTCGCCTTCAAACACATCAGGATTAAACCAGTTCTTGCGATATGTCTTGACATTGAAGCTTGAACGGCGTGTGTTGAACAGCAATGTGCCCGCTGGGTAGAGCAATGGATTTGGAGCATCTAGGTCTAGATAGTTAGATGCCAACAGTGATGTGATTGGTGGAATTGCATCATTGATTGGATCAATGTTACCATTGTTGCCCCAACGAGCATCAGCGAACAATACGCCATTTTCTGTTGTTTGATCTGAGTTGTCAAGCAATACCCATGCTGGTTCACCATTGGCGATTTCCCAACGACGAATAACTGGATAATTTTCTAGATCGCTGGTGTCAATCCAAAGATCACCATAAACCAACTGTGTGCCATCGCTTTGTGTTGTTGGTGCTGATGCAGCGAAGATTGGACCGGCTGGGTCAGTGGTCAATAAGTTGAAGCCACGGATGTCATTTAGAACAGTGCGATAGCCCTTCCATTCGTTGCCATCATTGATCATGATGTCAGCTTCACCAATAGCGGTATAATACCAGTATGCGCCGTCTAGTGGCTCAAAGCCGGGAGCAAATGGGCTCGCTGAGTAATTTAGAACGTCCCAGTTTGTGACAATAACTTCATTTGGTGCAACACCTGCACGAACACCAGTTACGCCAACAATAAAGCCTGCATCAGCGATTGGAGTTCCTAGTGTGTCGATTAGCTGAATTGTTCCGCCTTGGAGGTGAATAATGTCGATGCCACCGATTGAATTAACTTCAGCCTTGACGTTGTTGAAGCCTGCGCCGTTGAATGATGTTACAAATTCGAATGCGCTGGTGCCACTGAGAGTTACTTCAATTGGAGTGCTCATCATCGCTGATGTGCGGTTGCTTACTGACATTGTGAACTTATCGCCAACATTAAATGTTGGGTTAATATTCAGACCTGAAACGCGAGTTTCACCAGCTAGGATTCGCTCGTATAGCTTGAATGTCATTGTGCTATTTTCTAGTGCATCAAACTGTGCATATACTGATCCAGTTGGGATTGATAGGCCACCACCGGCTGGGTCAATAGTGCGATTTGCTTCTGCATCATCACGATACACGCCAACTGTTACATCCATATAACGACGTTCAGTTGCATTCCACTTCTTGAGTGAGAACTGTGTTCCTTGGTTTACAGCAGTAGTCTTGTTCCAGATTGAACCTGTTGGGCGTGGAATATCATCAGATGACTTCCAACGTGGAATAACAGTGTGTGGTGACTGCTGAAGTTGTGGGATGTAATAGATGTCTGAATCTATACCTAGTTCATCTAGTAGTGCGCCTGAATCTTCATCAAAAATATCAACTGCGCCATCAAGTGCGTTGCTGTTTGCATAAAGTTCGAAACGACCGTTGGTTGCCTTGGCGATTACACCAGTAATTGCAGCACTGTTGACGGCAGTAACTAATTCAGCAACAGTTGTTCCGGTTAGGGTAACAGATGTGCCATTGATGCTGATTACTGACCCAGATGTTAGAACTGGGTTAACGATTGTTGCACGCACAACTGGGTTTGATGCAATCCACTCATCACTGCCAACTAGAACCCATGCATTTTCATAGTTCTTGTAGTAGACTGGGTTTGATGCATTGGTTGTAACAACTGCATAGTTTCCGGGGATACCAATTGAAGACAGTGGAACGCCTGCATCTGTGTCGGCTGCACTGGTGATAACGATTGGCTGAATTGCTGAGAATGTGCCGGGTGTGCCAAATGTGCGATCAGTAACGATAAAGTCATTTGACTCAGTGGTTAGTGAACTGCTGCTTTCGGTAGCTAGGAATGTATACCATGACTGCTGACCATACCACTCAAAAATACCCCAACTGGTATTAGCTGTATCTAGCCAGTATGAGTTGTTTAGTGGTGCGCCAGTGGGACGGGCTACACGCGCTGCTAGGTCTGCTAGATTTACATCTGCACGGATAACGAATGCACGGCTTGAAACTCCAAGAACTGAATAAGCAGCCATTAGGCCGTATTCATTTAGCTCATAACCGTTGATTGGTGTTCCTGATGAAGTGCGGTAAAAGAATGGTGTCCCGAAAAGATTAACTAGCTCGCGCTGGCTGGTAACCAAGAATACTTCATTCGCATTTTCTGCAAGTGTTCCAATCGCAACTTGTGTTCCACCGGGAATTGCCTTGTTTTCGGCAGTGGCGATAACTACAAGTGGCACTGAACTATCTGGAGCAGATAGGTATTGACTTTCTTCAATAACCGATACTTGAACTCCGGGTGAAATTAATGACATAGTGTGATCCTCTTAAAAGTTTGAATTTCTTATTTTATTTAGCTAATTTGAGGAAAACACCCTTAATTTGACCACCTTTATGAAGGTTTTGCCCTAAATATACGCATGTCATCTAGGCCATTATGCACCCACTGCAATCAAAACTTATGTGCAGTTAACTATGTCAGAAATGACAAGACATATTATCGTTCTGCGTGTATGAAATGCATAGGCCGAAGACGGCATAAAAAAATCCCACAGGCCAAATGGCAGCTTGCGGGATACACAAAGAAACCTACATGTGATCGTTGTTCTTTTAGAGCGAAATACAAATCTCAACTATTGGTTTATCATATAGATGGAAACCTCAACAACTGTGCTTTTACTAACCTCAGAACCATTTGCTTGAACTGTGCAGAAGAAGTCAGCAGACAAGAACCTACATGGGCTGTAAGTGGCCTAAAAAGAGATTTGTAGCATTTTTGAGGTGGTTTAGATCGCCGTCATTATCAATTACTGTTTGGTTTCCCACCCCTACCCATTTCCATTCTGAATCGTGCACACCTAGTGCTTTCATCTTGGACACTGAATCACACTTGATCCATTGTGCTTGATTGGTATTTGCTGCTTCGGCGATGCTATACCAGTCTGGGTCGGCACCACGCCTAATCCTGACCAATTTTCCACCCAATTGTTCTACCATTTTTATTTCATTTGCAAACCTGCAATCTGAAATGCATACTCGATCACCTTTGTCTTGGATAGCCTTTTCCAATGAATATACCCAGATGCTGTCATTGAATTTGCCGCGAAATAGACCTGTGCCAATGTTTTGCATTGCCCATCGGGGAGTAAATTCATGAATACCAAGTCGTGTTGCCCACCATTGATCAACGACCTCACGCCATGCCCTAGATTCTGGTGTTGTGCCTTCGAGTAATGTTCTATCCCAGTGAAAAACAGCACTAAGAACATCTTTTAGCGTAGATGCAAAAGACATTTCTACATAGCCATGCTCATTGACTAGTATTTTTGAAAACTCACCTTTGCCAGAACCAATAAAACCGCATACACCAATAATCATCGTATCTGTGTTACTCCTAGCTTTTCAAAGCATACCTGAAGCAGTGCAATCTGACGCCAGCAATCATCTAGTGCATGATGTGACGTTGGTGGCATGTCTAAGTCTGGAACTATGGAATAAATGGTTCTGCAATCCCTGACTGTGTTATACATCCAAGGTGTTGGAAGCCCTAGTTCTCGATAAGCATGGTCTAGGATTGGAATATCATAATTCAGGCCATTACACCACACATGCTTGGCTTTGCGGGTGATTTTTGTAAGTGAATGCAGAGCATCTGCTAGTTCAATTCTGTTGTCTTCTGCGAATGCTTCGTCTTGTGCTGCTTGGGGCTGAATTCCCCACCATGCCAGTGTGTTGTCATCAACAGTTCGATTTGTTTGTGATTCTAATACAATACGCGCATAAAAAGATGTATCTGATTCTGCTGGCAAACCCATACCAAAAGGATCAAATAACTGCGCGCCAATTGTTAAAATTGTAGAGGATGATACGACATCTAGACCTTCGATATCGATCATAAGAGAGTAAGACATTTAGGACTCCAAAATGGAGTATTATACCCCATCTTGGATTTGGTGTCAATTTGTTATCCAACAATCCATGAAAGAACTGGGCCACCAGCAATAAAGTTGCCTAGATCAACTATCAGCTTGTCCATTTCAGCTTGTGCTTCAGTCTTCATTTGACTGCCGTTTAGCGATGTTCCACCTTGTGGACCAGCAATGGTGGTAAACTTTTCTCGTGCCTCACCGATTGCCATCTTGGTAGCTGCATATGCATAATCGCTGATCCAAGGAGAAATCTGGTAGTCACTTAGCAACTGCACTTCTGGAAGCAAATTGTATACCCAAAGCAATAGTGGTTCGCCATTGCCCTTGGGATCACGAATCAACTGGATTTGCTTGGTATAAGAATTGAAAGTGAAGTTGATGAATCCACCAAACATACGTGCTGCTTGTTCTACATACTGGGTGTAAAGATCGTATGTGAACAGACCGCCTTGTGCGTTGTAGTTGAGCAGATATACGTTAAGAGTAGCACTAGAAAATGGGTCAAAAGAAGAAGAGTATGGTCCAGTGGCATCACCCATTGTTCTACGGAATACTTGTCTAACATGCGTGACTTCTTGAGGGAGTGTATATACATTCACGCCTTCTTGCATAGGCATTAGCATATAGCTTTCTTCATATGCTGCTGAACTGCGCTGTCTGAATACTTGAACCGCACGCTGATATGCCATTTCAAAGTGCTGTGGGTCTGCTTCAATATCAACAATACCATCCCCAAGCCGGTATCTGACCTGATCCATAAGGTTCTTTTTTAGGGTTTCGAGTGTGCTCATTTGTTTTAGTAACTCCAATGTTACTGTATTTATTTCACTCGGAGGATAATCAAATTCTCGTTAAATCGACCAGTCAGCTTTGTTTCTACCGCCTTGATAGCAGTAAAGTATTTTCGTGCAGCAGGCACTGATGCATGAATAGCAGTGACCATTTCTTCTGGCTTTCTGATAGTTTTTTGGGTTGATTTCGCTGCATCAAACCCAATCAGAGAGTTTCCTTTTACGGTCATAGAACCAATATGCGAGTCGCAAACATAGTGCTGGAGTTTTCTCTTTTTGGTATCAAACAGCCATACTTCGGTTGAACCATGAAGTTTTACTGGTGATTCAGACTTGAGTTTCAGACTGGGTTCTTGAAGCTGATACTTAATATTCGCCACAATCTTTTCTGGCGAAACTGCTTTCTTTTTGCGTGGCTTGCGCTCTACCTTTTTGATTTGTAGATAAGAGTCACAGTCGCTGATCACTTGGTCACAATACTTGATCAAGTTTCTGATCTGCATTTTTCCAAGGTTGCTGTAGGCTTCTACTAGGTAGTCGTCTTTGCCGGTTTGAACAAGCTTTAGTTCAGCAGTTCGCTTTTCCCATTGTGAGCGGAGTTCTGCAATTTGCTGTGCAACTACATTATGAGTTCTGATGCAGTTGATAGGAGGAACAGCATCTGCAATTTTTGTAGTGCCAGTCAAAATATCATCAAAAATACCATCTAGCTCGGCTGCACATTCTCTCATCTTTTCTTGAAGACGATCTTGAATGGTGGGCTTGTTTGAAACAGTAGAGTTGGCAGCAGCGGCTTCTTTGATGGCTTCTTTGTGCTGACATACTCGGTCGGCATCTGCGTAGATCAAATCTAGTTCTTGCTTGTTAAGTTCTAGGCCAACCATGCTCATTCTGCACAGCCAGCCAATAGCTACCCTGATTTGGGCATCGGGTGCAGTAGCTACGATCTTTGCTTGACTCAGCTTTGAATTGCTTTGCAGCCATTCTGCCATGTATGATTTTGATTCTTTAACACCAAACGAGTAGTTATACCAGTTGAGTGCAGCAATAATACGAACTTTTCTGTTCTCAGGCGTGACCGTTTCCCATGTTGGTTCAGAGCCAATATACTTGATTTCTGCGACCTTGGGGACCAGCAGCTTGATTTGCTTGATTTGTTTGGTTGTCAATTGAGTGGTGCTTTCATAAGTTGGTGCTGCTCAAAGCTTATACTAGCAGATTCGTAAAGTCAATCACTTTGAGGTCAAAATAACATAAATACAAAAAAGGAATGAAAAGTGCCAAGACTAAGCCTATACCGTCAAAATAAATCAAATGACTACAGATTCATGGACCGCATCATCAACGAGCAATACACCGCTGGTGGAATCGAGTTATTTGTTCACAGATACTTAGGTCCAAAAGAAAAACCGGCTACTGGTGACGCAACACAGCCTAGTTATTCGCACAGCGACCCATTATTCATCGAAGACTTGTTGTTGCTGGAAAACCGCGATAGAAAATATGATGACAGCATCTATCGTCTACGCGGCGTCTATAATGTCCAAGATATCGATTTTGACCTTTCACAGTTTGGTCTTTTTATTCAAGGTGACACACTTTTCATTACGTGGCACTACAATACCATGCTTGAAACGATTGGTAGAAAATTAATGAGTGGTGACGTTATAGAAGTTCCAAACCTCATGGACTTTCATCCTCTTAATGAAAATCTACCCAAGGGTCTTCCAAAATACTACGTTATTCAGGATGCGTCTTTTGCTGCCGAAGGCTTTTCACAAACTTGGGCACCACATTTGTGGAGAACAAAGTGCATTCCATTGGTTGCACAACAAGAATACAATGACATTTTGAACAAGCCAATCGACCCAGATAACCCAGATAGCGGTTCACTGCTAGATATTCTCGGCAGTGGAAACAAAAACCTAGAAATCAATGATGCGATCATAGCACAGGCCGAAGCCGAAGTTGCTCTAAGTGGATACGACACTACACCACTTTTTGTGCTGCCAACCGATGATCAAGGTGTGCCAGTGAATCCAGATGAAAACGCACCAAGGGCAAATGGCTGGACCGAAGGTTACCTTACTGGAGATGGTATTCCACCAAATGGCCTAGAAGTGATTCCGTCTGTGCAATTTCCAATCAACCCATCCGAAGGTGACTTTTGCTTGCGCCTTGACTACAAGCCCAACAGGCTATTCAGGTATACTGGAAGTCGCTGGGTCAAGGTTGAAGATTCAGTCAGAACACAACTCACACCCGGAATTGAAAACCAGTCACAGCGAAGCAGGTTTGTCAACAACACAGACACCGTATCAACCACTGATCGTGGTGATATACCAAGCAGACAAAGCCTTAGCCAAGCTCTTAGGCCAAAAGCAGATAATTAATTGGAATTAAAATGAGTGATTCGTTTTTCTACGATGGGCAGATTAGAAGATATCTTCTGCAAATAACCAGACTGTTCAGCAACTTTCACATCGAGTATGGCAAAGATGACGATGGCAATGCCAGTTATGTAAGAGTGCCTGTTAGGTATGGTGACAGCAGCCGTCAAGCACAGTCTATATTACAAAATAACTCTGCTAGTGGTTTGCCTAGTGCACCCATGATAACTTTTTACGTTACAGGCATGGATTATGATCGCAACAGAATCCAAGAGCCATATCACATTTCCAAGATGAATGTGAGACAAAGAAAGTATAACACGGCCACTGAAGAGTTTGAAACAACACAAGGCAATGCGTTCACCGTTGAAAGACACATGCCTGTTCCATACGAAATGTCTATCAACGTGGATGTCTGGACTTCAAACAACATGCAAAAGCACCAATTGTTTGAGCAAATTGTTCCATTGTTTAACCCATCTCTGGAAATTCAAAGCACCGATAATTTTATCGACTGGACCAGCCTAAGCGTGATGTATCTGGAAGGCACCACATGGAGCAGCAAGAATATACCAACAGGAACTGATGACAGCATTGATGTCATGACTCTTAAATTTTCTATTCCGATCTGGATTTCTCAGCCAGCCAGAGTCAAGAAAATCGGTGTTGTTCATAAAATCATCACCAGTATCTATGACTCTAGCGGTGATGCGCTTGCTGCCATTCAAGACGATGACTTGTTAACTGGGACCAGAATTCAAATTACTCCGTGGGGATACAAAGTTCTACTAATTGGCAATCAACTAAAAGCGTTCAAGCAGTCTAGTGGCGTTGCTGATTTTACTGACCCAGTTGATTGGAAAGCAGTTCTAGAAATGTATGGAGTTGTCAGAGACGGCATCTCTATTATTCGCCTTGGTGATAGTGATTCCGGTGATGAAGTGGTGGGAACAGTTGCGCTACATCCTTCAGACCCCAAGACTTTGTTGTTTACAGCAGACCAAGACAGCATGCCAAGCAATACGCTTACCCCAGTTGATGCAGTGATTGATACACAAAAAAATGGCCCCGGTGTAGGGCTACCAGTGGCTTCTGTTGGCACCAGATATTTGCTTATTGATAATATTGGCGATGTGGAAAACACTCAGCCTGCACTTGCATGGGGTAGTGTTGTGGCTAATGAAAATGACATTATTGAGTGGAACGGCACCGAATGGGTAGTTGACTTTGAAGCAGCGGAATCGCCCAACACTGAATTTGTTGCCAATATCACCACTGATATTCAATATCGTTGGGATGGGTTCAACTGGCTAAAATCCTTTGAAGGGTTATATGAAGGCGGTAAATGGTCCATCGTGATTTAACTGCTGCTGGTATCTTATTTTATTCCCAAAGCACCAACCGAAGACTTTTTCTTTTACGAGCTTCTAGAAAGAACCGTGAAATGTGGGGCTTGGTTGGTGGTAAGATGGAAGAAGGCGAAACCCTGCATGAAGGTATGCTAAGAGAATGTCAAGAAGAAATTGGCTTTATTCCTGACATCATAAAAACAATACCCATCGAAAAGTTTACCTCCCCGGATGGGCATTTTCAGTTTCACACTTTTATTGGTGTTGTTGAAGAAGAATTTGTTCCAAAACTTAACCAAGAACACATCGGGTATGCATGGATTGATAGCGGAATATGGCCTTCCCCATTGCACCCCGGCTTGCGTTCAACAGTAAACTTCAGAGAAATCATCGCCAAAATAGACTGGATAGGTGATAACTTGTTAAGTCCTAATAAAGAGCACATCTGAGTTATCAGCAGCTTCTGCCATAGCTTTCCAAACTCGGGCATTTGATTCCCAAGAAATTTCAGCCATAAAAAGAGCAGCCTCTTTGAAGTTTGCATTCAGGTTCAATGCTTGTAAACAATTGGTTCTGGCTTCTTCGCCTTCGCCCATATGCCATTTACAGCGGGCTAACATTAGGTATGCATCGGCGCGCTCCGGCTTCCAAAATCCAATAGTCAGATAATGCTGATACCAAAGTGCTGCGACTTGAAAGTTTCGCTTATACCAATATTCGCGTGCTAGGTAATAGATATCACGAGTTGATTTTGGGTTCTTTTCTACTTGCTTTTGAAGAATCCTGATATCGATGTCTGGGTCAAGTAGGTGGGCTGGAGAAAAGCCATAAGTGATTGTTACTCCAGTGGAATGTTTTGCTGCGCTGTTGATTGCTTCATGAATGGCACCTGCCCACACACAAGAGTTGTGAAAAACACGAGGATACTGGTGCACGTTGGTAGAGTTTTCTCCCAGCATGGTCACTGATAGTGACTTGCATCCTTCTGGTGCGGCTTCGATGGCTTGCTTGATTTTTGCGATGCCGCCCGGTTCTACAAACTCATCTGCATCAATTGATAAAATCCACTCGTTGGTGGCTTTACTCTTGGCGTGATTTCTGGCCTTTGCGAAGTCATCGCACCACACAAAATCAGTAAAAACTTTGTCTGTATACTTGGTGGCTATTTCTACGGTATTGTCACTTGATCCGGTATCACAAATAACGATTTCATCCACCCCTTCAAGCGACTTCAAGCACCGTTCAAGAATCTTGGATTCATTTTTTACAATCAGAACTGCTGATAATTTTACTGTCATTAAAACTCCTAAAAAATAAAGGGACTGCTATGTCCCTTTATTATACATGCTTAATTTTTAGGTGTCAATCAAAAGTTTTGACCTAGAATTGAAGCATACCAAAACAGGCCGTCACAGTAAAACTCAAAAATATCTACCTTTGATGCTGTTGCCGTTATTGTGGGTGCAGCGTCAGCAGGCCATTTAATACCAGACCATGTAGCAGTTCCACCGCCTGCTGCTTGTGCAAGAATAAGAATAAACTTTTTTCCGGCTGTCAGTGCTGGTGCAATGAATAGTGTATTACCCGTGCCAAGAGTCATTTTTTGAAATGTCCCGTTAGATAAAGAAATGTTCACAACTGATACGCCGGTAGAGATTTGAAAATACTTACTGTGTGTATCTTTAAGAATTGGCTCTGTGAAGTCAAATCCAGTAAATGTGTTTCCCCAAATCAACGTAGTAGCAGATGATGCACTCAATGCACGCCCATTATTAAACTCTTGAATTGGGAGTGGTGGGCCTTCTGCGCCAACGGGGCCACGATTACCACGGACACCACCGGCACCGCGAACACCAGTTGGGCCGGTTGGCCCTAAATCATATTGTGGGGTAAGGGACACCCATGCTTGACCGTCCCATTCCCAAATTCTGGTGCCAGATTCAAAAACAGTCCCAATTGCTGGAGATTCTGGAAAACTTATTGTAGTCATTCTAAATCTCCGTTAAGCAGTTGTGTAGTTCTGACCCACTACGATACCATACCATCTTGCGCCATCAGAGAAGAATCTGAAAATATCACTTCTGTTTCCAGTTGAAGTCATAGTAGGTGTTACACCACCTGCCCAAACAACACCTGACCAAGCCACTGGAATACCACCTGCGGCTGGCTGTGCTAGAATAAGAGTGAATGTTTTTCCAGCAACTAGGGTGGGCATACTGATTGTTGGGTTTGGTGTTTCTAGCACCATTCTCTGAATTGTGCCATTTGATAAATCAATTTCGATCAGTGATACGCCACCTGCCATCAAATAGTATTGTTCGGTATAGTTTACCAGTGTTGAACCAGTCAATGTAAAGTTGGTAAATTCATCTGCCCAATAAAGTGCTGGACTACCGAATACGCCATCTGTTGCTAATACTTTGCCAGTCTGATAATCCGCTACTGGTAGTGCTGGGCCGTCTGGGCCACGTAGACCGCGAGGACCAAGCAATCCAGTTGCTCCACGGGGACCAGTTGCGCCTGTTGGGCCAACAACAAATGGTGGGTTATTAGACACCCATGCTTGGCCGTCCCAGACCCACTCTCTGCCACTGGTAACAGTGGTGTCACCAATTGATGGATCAATTGGAAATGTTAAATCGCTCATATCTATGTCCTATTTTAGAATTCGCCACCATCGATGGTTACAGCATCAATGCTTCCGCCCGAAATTTCAATATCTGTGAAAAAGTCAGCGCGTGTGATTTTCTTGGTTGTGTTAGTGTCTAGGTCAACAATTACCATCAAATCTTCGGCAACCATTGGGTCTTCCATTAGAGGAAGTTCTGAAATCTTACGTCTGCTCATTTGATTCTCCTTGAATACGTTCTGTAGTATTTATCAAAAAACAACAAAACTTTCAAAAATTTAGAAGTAAGGAACTCGCCTTACTGCTCTTACACGAACAAGAGTGCTGCCATCTTTCGCAAATGCAGACTCTAAGCCATTAAAAAAATTTAGTCCCCATGCTGACGTGATGGAATCTTCTGTGCTTGACCAATACCTGACTTGAGCATTGAGTTCTTCTGATGGATATAAATGTTTGTATGTCCACAAAAGTTTGAGTTCGTTTTTTGACGGAATATACCAATCAGAATACCCGTTAATGGTCAGTGCAGACACTGCATACGCTGCTGGGTGATCGGTGTTATCCATTGCAGCAGTATTTGCTAATCCGTCATCAATAGATGTGGTGCCAATGGTTGTTGTTTGCGTTGTTTTCCACTGACGTGGGCTAAGGTCGCCAGTGAGCTTTGGTGCCATGATTAATTTATAGGCGGTTTCACCAACTAAAATGTTTCCTGCATATATTCCACCTTCATAAAAGTTTCCTATTACTGGAGAACTTTCGTCGTTAGCAACTGTAATATCAAACACGTTTGTGTCTGGAAACAGCCTAGTATCACCGGGCCAAACTATTCTTACTGCACCTTGTGTGCCATTTCTAGAGTCAGATAATTGTTGCATACTGGAATCACCAGTAGAGATACTAACAGCGACAACATAACTACCATTTCCGCCACCAGCGCCATAAAAACTTGATTTTCCGACAGAGCCGGGGCTACCATCTGTTCCGGGAAGGCCGGGTATGCCGTTTGCTCCAGATACACCTACACCACGAAGACCTACTCCACCGCCATTGCCTCCAAAGCCGGGACTGGTAGAATAAGGCCCAGATGTTGGGTATAAGCCTCTTCCACCTGTTCCGCCGCCGCCGACACCACCGTATCCACCTGCGCCACCACCACCGCCGCCTGAATATCTATTGAGGTAATAAGTAGAAAAATAGTATCGGCTGTAAGCGCCGTTAATTCCTGAACCACCGTTTGAGCCTTCTCCAACGATTACAGAACCACCAGTGCCATTTGCAAGCCCACCACCTGCTTCAACAAGTGATGTAACATCTCGCTTTATATAAGAATTTGCCCCGTTGGTATTATTCGCAGCAGTGAATGCACCAACCACCACAGTAAGAGATTCACCGGGCGTTACCGGGATATTATTAACCCATGCTAGGGCTCCACCGCCACCGCCAATACCAGCACCTACTGTGGTATTTGATATTCTGTTTGGACGGCCACCACCGCCAACACAAACTGCACTGATACTGGTGACACCAGCAGGAACTACAAATGTATATGTGCCAGCACGAGAAAATAATTGTTGAGAATGAGCGTAACTAGATGCACCGGGTGCCAGCATTATGCTCATACACTGCCCCCGATAACATCCCATGTATCAGTGCCGATCTTTGCTATCTGAATAGTATGATGCTGGTTAATAGTGCTAGAAGGACCGTTGATTGCAACACCAGCAGCACCAACAATTAAAATTTGCCCAAGACCGGCTTGGCGAATTGATACAACGGTGCCTAATGAGAATGCAACTGAAGCATTTGTTGGCACTGTCAATGTTATACCTACTGCATCGTCATACCTGAGATACGCACCTGCATCTCCAAGAGCCAATGTTCGGCTTGCAGTGACCGTATTAATTGCAGTTATTCTATCACCGGGTGTTCCGACATCGCCAGTAATAGATATTGTCCATGCAGCTAATGTGCCAGAACCCTTGACATAATCTACAAGAATAGTGACGCTGGTTGTGCTTACTGCGGTGATAGCCCCTTCCATGTAGTTCGCACTTGAGTTAAATGCGCGAAGTCTTTGACCAACAGACCAGCCAATATTAGTGACAGACGCATAATTAAAAGTCTTTGATCCTGTGCCAATTGCTACGCTGGTTGTGCTTGGGCGTGTAAACACTGAACTGGTAAGACCGGCTGGGCCTGTTGGGCCTGTGTCGCCTGTTGCACCAGATGGGCCTATTGACCCAGTTGGGCCTGTTGGTCCTGTCCATCGGCCTGCATTCACCCATACAGCATCTTTGTTGTAGAAATATAAGTCTGGAACAACTACATAGGCATCACCATGTTCATAAACAGTAGAAGGGTCAATCTCGGATATGTCATTGAGTTCACCAAGAATATTAATTGGTGGGCCTACTTCACCGTCTTCACCATCAACACCATTGGTCCCGTTTGTCCCATCGATACCATCTGCACCAGCAGGTCCAGTAGGGCCGGTGGCCCCCTTTTCGATGCCGCCCACTAACTCAATGACATTATCTGTGCTAATGTAGTAGAGACGTTCCGCGTCAGAACTAAACAAGAAAGTATTGACACCAAATCTTTCCCATGTTAATTGATCAGAAAGTTCATATTCGGTAGCACCTGCGTCCCAAATTGAACCATCTCTGATATCATACACAGATGGACCACCTACCGTGAATGCGGCAAGTGCAAGGTTTAATTCAACATCGCTTTCTACGAAAATTCCACGTTTTAATGGGCGTCCCATAAATATTCTCCAATTTTCATGTATTTATCATTTTAGGACCATTCCAAAAAACTCAGAGTAGCCAATAGTATTGAAGTTGCTGCTATTGATGTAAAAATCTTTTTCAGAGCATTCTCCAATGACTCGGTAGAACTGTGTATTTGGAAACTCATTGACAACGGCAGCTATTTGTTTTTTCCAATTGCCACTGTATGTTGGTGTAGCTCCCATCTTTTTGTAGCAAGCAGACCCTGCATACAAGTTGTTGAAACTTTGTTTACCACCAGAAAAGTCAAATCCAAGTAGAAACACTTCGGTAGCACCATTAGTTGCAGCTAGCCCGATAGCTGCTGGGCCGCTAGAAAATGAATAATACTTCTTTGGTAATTGCTTGGCATCATGTGAAACACGTCTGGTATAAAACGTGTTCATTTTGGAATACCCACTATCAATAATTTCTAGTGTTATTTCTCGGTCTACTGCTACCAACAAGTCTGGTGTAAATTCTCGGTATAAGGCATTGCACCCATACACTTTTCCGATTGACTTTAATTTTTGCAAATCTAAACCTTCCCTAGACTCGCCATTTCCTAAAACGAATGTTATCATTTGTGCTTTCACAAAAAACAAACCCGACATAAGTCGGGCTGTTCTTGAGTCAGATTAGATTACTCGGAATCGACTTGGATGAGTTCGTATCCGTTAACATCGCTGTCTGGTGCGTTGAAGGTTAGAATATGCTTTACGCCAGCAAAGTCAATACCCCAACGGTTTGTAACACGAGAAAGGCGAACAAAGCCAGAATCAGCAAAAGCTGCTGTTATTGTCATTTCACCTTGTGCTAGCTCGCCATCATCGATGTCTGCAAGAATGCAAACACCACGGTTGCCTGCGGCGTCTTCTACTAGGAACTTGCGGCTTCCCTTTTGGCGAACAATCCATCCGTCAGCTTCCACTTCGCCTTCTACACGAACACGAATTAGCATCTGAAGACCACCAATAGCGGTATCACCGCCAACCACACCATATGTCTCTGGTGTGCTACCGTCTAACATGGCTGGATTTGAAAACCAGCTTCCTTCTACTTTTGCAATCTTTAGTGGGCGTCCCATTTTATTTTCCTTTGTTGGTTAGCGTTCTAGGCTTACGAGGCGGGATTAGCTACCCCGTAAACTCTCTTTTTGAGAGCGAACACATGTATTTATGTTTTAAATGGGTTCTTCTATATAATCATCCCACAGCAGTGATTCGCCGTCTTCGGTATGCAAATCGGCACCACTTTCAGTTGTGAGTGCTGTTAGGTTAGGATCAATGATGTCATCTACGAAAATGATAGTGAAGTCATTTTCCCATTCTGGCAGTTCAGTGCCAGCGACTTTTGCTGCCTTCCACAGTTTGAGAAATGCAGACCAAGAAGCCTTGGCTGCTCTACGTGACTCTTTTAGGTCAGGCCCGTTGGTAAACACGCCATTGATCAGAGAATGAGCGATACAATTAGGTTCGTGTGGCTCTATTGGTCGATTAAAATCAATCTGAAAACCAGTTGGCTCTAGTGGGTCATTGGGTGGAATAATAGGTTCTGACATAGTAAATGTATTTATTGTTTTTCTTGATTTTACTATGTCAGAACCGTGAATATTTAGGCTGCAATCCATTCCATGATGTTGCTGCGGGCAACATGATTCCGCTTCAAATATCCCAGAGCGATTGCATCATGTGCTGCTTTGTAACCCAGACCTTTGACTACACAGCAGTTGTGGTCGTATACACGAACAACATATTGGTATACGCCAGTATACTGACGTTCCAGTGCATATTGGACATGACCACCTGCTTTGCAAATCTCAACAACCTTTTGTGCCTTGGCAGTGAACTTGGTCTTTTCAGTCAGAGCGATATACATTTCTGAATTCCTTGTTGGTTGCGATGAGTGAATTATACAGGCGCAAAACAAAAAAGCAAGTGTTTTTAGAAATTAATTGCTTTCCAAGATTTCCATACCCAAGTAGAAAAGCACAGCCCGCTTTTTGAAATTGTTGTTGCCGTCTGTCCAGAGCGGGACATCAGCGATACAGGAAAACATTTCCTTGTTCTTCAAGTAGCGAGTATCGTTAATTTGGGTGAGCATTTCAACGATAGTATGCTTTTCTTCGGCTGACAGGTTTGCAGCGATGATATCAGCTTGAAGCTGTTTTTCTGCTTCGGCAGCACGCTTCCACACACTGTTATCATCCGAGTAAGAAGCGTTGTAGTCAAACTGATCCAGTCGTTTAACAAAAGTTTCAATCTTGTTCATGGTGCTTCCCTTGGTTGATCACAGTGAAGCCATTATATTCTTAAAAATTTTAAATGTCAACAACTTTTAAGCACCCATTTTCTTTTTCCACAATCCCACAACTTTAGTAGCCCCATGTCTTTGGTTATTTCAGATTCTGTCATGCATGCATCATAACCCTTGGCTATGAGTTTTTGCTTCGAGAAAGTGAATCGGTGGAACAACTTGTTTGCTTTTGGGCTAATATACCAATAGCTTGGCGGGACTTCCTTTGCCAATTCAAATCCCAGAGTCTTATAGAGTCTACCATTGCTCCACTCGTTGTCTGAGTATGAAATGATGGTCTCGTCAGGATGGTTTTTTAAATAATGCTTGAGTAACTTACTGGCTGCACCGGGAACAGAACAACTGCTGGCAAACCTTACTAGTTCTGTGTCATCAGACTTTATGCCCATAGCAATACGTGACTTTGAAAAAGTCATCACAGCTACTAGTTCAGTTCCAAATTCTAGCCCATAAGCAATGCTAGATGCAGTGTAGCCCTGCACATGATATTGGTTCAGAAAATCCTTTAATCTTTCTGAACCTACTTCTATGACAGAACACTTGCGGGCATACACCGAGTTAGAAATAAGCCCTAGCTTGGCTGCTAGTATTTGCTTGACTATGTGGGGTTTACTAAGCCAAAAAGTTGAGAAAATGGTTATAAGCTGGATGCCAAGACTTTCACACTCGTAAAACTTTTTTGAATGATAGTCCTTGGTTATGTGAGCTACATCTTCGTGATGCCAGTATACGCCATTGTATTCGATTGCGATCTTGTAATCTGGTAGATAGATGTCGATTTCTTTTCTTGATGGCAGCAGTGATCGAGTGTTTCTTACTATGTTAGTGATGCCCAGACTTTCAAGATACTGAACCACCTGTCGCTCTTCGTCAGACTGATATGGCACACGGATTTTGTGCTGATTCAGATACCTATAAACAGTTTGAATATGCACCTTTAGTTCATCGGCAATTTGTTGAGGCTGAAGCCTAGAATACAAGTCAAACATTTGGTCATAGTCTTCGAGTGCTGCAATATTCTTGTCTGGGTATCTATTCACCCAAAATCCATCTGTGCGCTTTTGCTTGTAGGTGTCTTTGATCTTTGATGCATTGTTGAAGTTTGCATCGCCGTATTTTTCAAGCTTTGTTTGTTTTGCTTTTATAATGGTGGCTTCAACCATGCTCCGGTCACTATAAAACTCACGATGCTTGGCAACAGATTCTGGTAGATTTGCTGCATTTGTAACGCCATACTTGGCTTGGCAAGTGGCGATTCTTTTTAGATTAGACTGATTGATTTGCTCACTGGATTGATTGCTTTTGGCATCACTGACTTTTGCAGATACGCTTTCTTTTGCACAATCGCAATAAGCAGCAGTGCCACAAAATCTATACCCGGCGTTGATAGAAGAAAACTTTTTCAGATTTCCTTTACTGCACAAATTGGTGGCTTGGTTTACTGCGCTCCAGATATGCTCAACAAAATTAGTGTCGGGCGTAAGCAAGGTAGATTGCATTACCCAGTCATGAAGTGCTTGATTGCTTTTGATCATCTTTGCGAAATGCTTGGGCTTTTCTGTGATCAATTTTAGTATTTGGTCTTTCATGATTTTTCTATTATAACATGTATTTACGGTGGAGTGCATGACTAGAAAAATTTAGACAACAAAAAAGCCCCCGAAGGGGCTTCTTTGATTTAAGCAATCCTAGCGTTAGCTTAGGAGAAGCTTAGGTGTGATAGACCGATTTCGCCTACGTAGTCACCTGAGTTACCGAATGAACTGGCAGTGTTTGAAAGCTCAGTGTAGCCATAACGGGTCATGAAGCTGACAACTGGTTCAAAGGTGCTTGGATCAAGAACAACACCAGAACTCATGAGTGGAACATATGGGCTGTAGTATGCGGCTGCATCAGCTTCGCCTTGGCCCTTATAACCAACTAGGACTGGGGTGCTGTCTGAAGCGTATGAATCGCAATACACCTTCATTGAAGAATTGAGTGTGCCAACGAACTTGGTGTTGGTTGGGGCTTCAAATGTGCCTTCGGTGCTACGGGCAAATGCTGAAGTTGTTGCACTCTGTAGAACTGTTAGAGCGGTTGGTGAAACAACTACCCAGTTACCAGCGCCACGGCGTGTGCGTTGAGCGATCAAGTTTGCAACGCGGTTGATAAGAACAGCTAGTGCAGCGTGCTCATCACCGACGAAGGTTGCTGTGCCGCTAACAGTTGCTTGGTCGTATGTGAACTCGGTTGAAGCTAGTGAACGTAGGCTGAGAAGGATTTCTTGGTCGATTTCAGCGGTGATTTCCTGAGCTAGAGCAGACATGATTTCTGCTTCAACATCGATACCGTGCATTGCTTGTGCATCTTGCGCGGCTTCGAATGTCCAACGAGCCTGTAGGCGACGTGTCTTGGCTTCAACAGCTTGCTTGAGCAACTGAACTGAAATACCACGACCACCAGTGCCTTCTAGAGCAGCGGTTGAAGCGCCACGATAGTCAGCTTGAGTAGCGCCAACACCAGCGGAGTATGCCTGAGCAATCTTGAATGGTGATAGAGCTTCTTCGCCAGCAGCAGTTGAAGTTGCAGCGGCTGAGTTGTCAGTCATGCCATTGGCATAACGAACACGTAGAGTGTGAATCTGACCAACTGGGCCAGTCATTGGCTGAACACCAACGATTTCGTTAGCGATAACAGTTGGCATAACACGGCGGATAACTGGTAGAATAACGCGATTTAGAGTTGCGATATTGCCACTAACAGTTGTGCCAGCGGCTGCTGATTCTGATAGTAGATGCTTGCGAGTGTTTTCCAAAACTACACTCATTGTGCTGCGGCGGCTGCCTTGTAGACCTTCTAGTAGGGCTTCTTTGGCCTCGTCCCAGCGGCTTTCTAGTAATTCCTTTGACATTTAATGTCTCCTGTCGTTTAGTTTATTTAAGCCCTGCCAGACGTTTAATCTCAATGATATTGGAATTTACGCCGCTATCCTCGATCACCACCTTGGCAGATTTATCCCCGGTCACTTCTGTTCTTGATTCACTGATAACACGCTTGGTGCTAGTAGTTGCTTCAGAAAGAACTGCTGGTAGATACTTTTCATAAGTGCTCTTCAACCGTGAGGTCTGGACACTTTCTAGTAAATCGCGCATAACTGCACCCTTTTCCGCATTTAGCGGGGAGATTAGTTCGTCCATGATTTTTTCACGTTGATTATTTTCACGGACCTTGCGTAATTCACGCTCCTTTGATTCAGCTAGTGCTTGTTTTTGTTGCACTTGTGCACGAGCTTCATTCAATTCTTTTTCTTTTTCCTTCATTGCATTCATCAAATTGCGAATTTCGGCTTTCTCATTTAGATGAGTAGCACCAAATTCAGTGGCGAATGCTTCAAATATACGGCGTCCAAAGTTGTTTTCTCTGGCAGAACGGATATCTTCGTGTAACTGGGTAAGTTCAGACTTAAGATGTCCAGTAACTTTCTTGCTCAGTTTCTGTGCACTTTCACTTACAAAACGCTTCTTTAGATTTGTGAGTTGTTCACGAGCTTCAGCAACCAATTTAACCTTGGCTTGCACTAGAGCACGCTTATCTTGGGCGAATTCTTGAATCTCCCGAGCAAGTGCTTCCATAACAAAACTTTCCAACTTTTGAATACCTTCGCTGCGAATCTTGGAGTCATTACGGAACTCACCCATTTCTTCGGCTAGCTTGGTGATCATGAAGTCATTGAATTTCTGTGCGTTTTCACGCATAACATTCATTGATTCAGCACGTTCTTTTTGCAACAGTGCCTTTTCTTCTTGGACTTGCTTTATTTCTTCACTGAGTTTTTCTGTTACCATTCGATCTAGAGCCTCAACCATTACTGACTTGTCATGCTCATAACGCTGGGCGAATTCTTCTCTCATGTCGCTCTGAATTTCTTCACGAGCTTCTTGGAGTTTTCCTTGCCAAGCTTCTTGGATTGCTTCACGAGTTTCCTCGTTAATCAAGCCACTTTCGAGCAATGGTTTTAGGTGGTCTATCATTATCGATCTCCTGATATTTTATTTGCCCACTAATCTCTAGCAGGCGCTCTTTGCTGCATCGTTGCGCCTTGCTTTATCACCGTGCTTATTCTTTTGGAATACGCCATGTAACATTTCTGGCACCTTCTTATTTACCATTTTTAAATCAAATGGTTTTGCAAATTACTTCAACTTCAATTCTTTGATCAGCTTGATCACTTCTTCTTTGAGGTATTTCTGCACCTTGGCATCTGTTGATGCTTCTTTGGCTACGTCAAATGAACGATGACCATTTTTCATATTCATGAGTGATTCATATACAGCATGTGGGTATGCAGATGGTGCTGATGGCTGTGCTACGATGTCTACGGTAACAACTTCGAAGTTGCTAACGTGACCAGTAGACTCATTTACATCACCTGATCCACGGCTTGAAACACCCAGCTTTACACCGTTTTCTAGCATTGTCTTGACCAATAGACCCATTGGGGTTGGTAGGATTTTCATCTTGCCAAAACCGTTGGCACCATCAACCCACATTTCTGTGATCATGTGAGAAACACGATCAAGATTGATTTTTAGGTCCGCTGGATGGTCTAGTTCGCCTAGGATTGTGTAGTTATCTTTAAGCTGACGATTGATAGTATTTACTGCTTCTGAAATCTCTCTGACTGGATAGACTCGCTGATTTGCATTGCGAACATCACCCTGAATGAAAATGCCCTTCATATAAAGGGACTTTCCAGATGCTGATGTTTTGTCTTCAACAGACTCAACAACAGAGTTTTCCACTGTCATTGGAAGATATTCTCTCAATAGTTGTTTCATGAAAAACTCCTTTATGTTGTCTTAAAATTACTTCTTGTATGCAGTCTTTGCAGCGGCCTTGGGGTCATTTACCTTCATGTCCTTGGCTACTGGTGCTGGACGGCCCATTTCTGTTGAAAGGTCCATCTTGGCTGGTGACTGGTTAACAATCTTCTTGCCTGAGTTTTGAGCAACTGGTGAAACCTTGTTGCCAGCGTGATCTTGGTGCTTTACCATCACTGCTTCGAGTGATTCGGCAAGCTTGCCTTCTTCGTCTTCCATGTCTTCATCTTCAGCTTCTTCATCTTCTGAATCCATGTCTTCGTCTTCCATGTCTTCATCTTCTTCTTCTGACATGAGGGCATCGAATTCTGCCATTAGCTCATCAAGCTTGTCTTCGAGGTCAACAACGCGATCTTCGAGTTCTTCAACTTCGCCTTCGTCTTCCATGTCTTCATCTTCTTCTGAATCCATATCTTCGACATCGGTGTAGTCTTCCATGTCTTCCATGTCTTCATCTTCTTCTTCTGAATCCATGTTCATGCCTTCTTCGTCGCTTTCGACATCATCGATGAAATCATCAACTTGATCGCCATACTCGTCGTTCATTAGGTTTTCGTAAACTTCGCGTGACTTTTCAACCACGATTTCGTGGAACAGTTCGCGGGCCTTTTGGTCGTCGTCATTGATGATATACTCAATGAGTTGTTCGAATTTCTTAGTGCTCATTAAAATCTCCTTAGTGGGTAGTGTCTCTGTATTTATTTATGAATAGAACAGAAAAACGAGGCGAAATAGTGCATATTTTTGAAAAATGCACTAAATCTGCCTCGAAAAGCTTTGTAAATCTATTTAGGTAATGTAGATATTAAAGGATTGGACCCATATCGCCTACCATTGCTCCACCACCAGATGGTGAATACTGCTGCTTGAGTAACTTTATCTTTTGTCTTTTTTCGTAATTCCTGATGTCATTGAGCCTACGAAGCTTATTCAACTGACGAAGAGTGATGCGAGTTTTGCGAATGTCTTTTAATTCAAGGCGTGAGTTATCGTCTTCTTGATCTTGGTAACCCTGCTTCGCTGGTTCGAACATTTCATTCAGTAACATTTTGTGATCTTCCTGTATAACATTATTTATGAAAATTAGACATTTTCTTCGGCTTCGCCTTCGGGTGGCAGTGCCAAAGTTTCTTCGGGTTCCATGCTTGCAAATTCGTCACCCAATTCCATATCGCTGTTCATGTCTCGTGGCATAACACCCACTGCACGCAAATCAGTTCCTTCTGGTGCACCAGCGCCTGCTTCTTCGCTATCACGCTCTTCACGCCACATCTTTTCGTTTTGCATGATTTCTTCTTTGGTCAGGCCCAAGAATCGTTCTAGACTAAACCGCTTGCTTAGGTATGGCAGACCTTCAATAGACTGGAACACATTAACCCTTACTTGATCAACTTCAGCCTGACGATAAGTAGCAAAGTTTTGTGGTGGGGTAAGTGTGATGTCAAACAACCCAGAATCGATGTTGAAGCCGCGCCAGCGCAAAAACATCTTGAATTCATCATCTAGTTTGCTAGCCACCAAAGACTGAAGTCTTTCGCAATACTGGTTGAAGCGATATTCTTGAATCAATGCAGTGCCCACACGCCCATCGGTATGCGCGCCTGTTTGCTCATCTGGTCCAGTTGGTAGGTAGCTGCTTGGAACGCGCAGACCGCGTGCTAGCTTGTTACTAAAGTAACGCAAGTCATCGATTGAACCCAAGTTGTCACCACCGGGCAATGTTTCTACTTTTGATCCACGGCCTTCTGATGTGGTTGGAAAGTAAAAGTCTTCGTTGATTGACAATGGTGAGTATGCGGCATCAATAGGTGACCCGCTTCCACCGTTCAGGGTAGGAATACGACGCTGATGCATTTCGTTCTTGATCCTGTCAACAAAGCTCATTGCCATATGTGGTGGCATATTGCCAACGTCAATGTAGAACACTCGGCGTTCTGGTGCTCGCTGCACTCGGTAGATCAAAATCGCATCTTCAAGCAATTCTTTTTGCTTGAAAATCTTGAAAATATTTTCTAGAATAGACTGACCAAAAGGCCAAAGGTGATCCAACCCTTCGTTAAGTGAAATGTGAACCACATGCTTGGCATCGATTACTGTTTCATTTAGTGCAACCGAAAACCTACTTCCAGTAATAGCACCTGCGTTGTTTGGCACAGTATATTGTTGCTGAATAGGTGACCCAACTGGTGAAATTTGAAAATCACTGGTTGTCTTGCTAGCAACTGTCAAGTTCTGGAAATTGGGGTTTATATCACGAATTGCATACTGCTCTGGTTCTTTACCTCTGTTTTCATTAACAATAACCCTTGATACTTTGGTCATATCAACCCACATCATTTGAAATGTTTCTGGGTCGCGCACAAATACTTGATCACCATACTTGATGGTATTGCGGAACAGCTTGAACATTCTGCTGTTAAGCTGATTTAGTTTACACCATTGCTGAAGCTGCTTTTTGATGATTTCAACTTCATTGTCAGTTGGCTGCTCTTTGAATTTGATGTCAAATGGTGTGCCATTGCTTTCATTGAGTTGAGTTGAAAACTCAGCAATAATATCTAGACATGCATTGATTTCAGAGTCCATATCCATAGACTCATACTGGTTGTAACGCTCAACACGATTTGGGTGACCGTGATAGACTTCGGGTAGCTGTGATGCGTAGTTTCTGCGCCCAAAGTCGGCTGACCCAGTATGTGGAGGACGAACATTTCTGCCAGAAATTGGCCCTATGGTCCCTGAAGTGTTTGCTAATTTAAAATATTTTTTCCAACTTGACATTTTTAATCCCTTTTGGTATTTATGTTATGTTAGCCGACAGAAACGCGAATCAAGTTTTCAATACCGGTGTTGTTTTTTCTGCTTTGGTCTATGAGTTCAGCCAACTGTATGGTTTGCATACGGTTGATATCAATTTGCTCACTTAACAAGTCAGGAATATTCTTTGTAGTAGCAGAAGCAACGCCTTGTGGTGCTGCTTTGTTAAAATCATCTGGGTTCAGCGTGCTGTTGTTGAATGGCACATATCTATTACGTGGCCCAACCGATGCTCCACGGTTTCCAAATCCCATACCATTCTTTTCCAAGGCTTCAATGAGCTTGGCTTTGGCTTCTGGTTTTGTTTTAAATGCTTCCCA